TTTATATAGATTTTTATACAAAAATAATAGGAGGTATTTTTTAATTGAAAGCAAATTTGAATAAAAAAAATTCATTTTCAAAAGAGAATATAAAAAAAAATAATTATTTTAATAAATAAATATTTTTTTTTTAAAAAAAAAAAAAAAAAAAAAAAATTCTTAAATAAAAAAAAATTATATAGTGAAACGAAGTATTTTTACGATGGATTTTCACTACTGGCTATGGAGTTTTCAACTATACAACTCCTCTATCAGTCTCAGTTTCCCCAGTTCTCTCGTCAGTATTGTCGAGAACAGGGGTGTCGCTGTCTGACTCAGATGGAGTAGACAAGCCTTCGAGTGAGTCGTACTGTTCTTTGCTTCCACCATAAAATAGTTTCTCCAGAACTGGTCGGTTTTCGTCGGCTTTCTGTGTCATCATCTTGTTGAAAGAGGCTACCTCCGTGAATCCTTCTGCGGGTTGGTTGTACTCGCTCACGAACACGGTCTTACCCATATCTTTCAAAACTTGCAGCAACGTCCTAAACATAATGAAAGAGAACTGCTTTCCGTTATAACCCTTGGTTCCCGCATACGGTGGGTCAAAGTAAATCACATCATACTTTTCAAAGGGGGTATCGAACATACTGCCGCATACGAAATCCAGTTTGGTTTTGGACTCTCTGGAACGCATGGTGTTCTCTACTTCGTGGAATCTATTTAGATTGGTTACCTGGTCCAGATGCGTCAGGTTTTTAAGCTCGGCCTCGCTCAACTTGTCTTTGACCAAACAGCCCACAAAGTCTTGGATTGCCTGTCGTCGCTGTTCCATAGTCGGGAGCGAGATAGCATTGTGCATCAGAGTCTTGTACTTCGTTCTGGACTCACCCCACAAGTATTCCATTCCATTAAAACCGAAACTGCAAGTGTATCGTATTAGGAAATCGTAGAGAGTCTCATTACGGTCTCTGGCTGCATAGAACTCCTCCTTGCTCACCACAGGGAAGTTTTCGTAATCAATCTTTTCAAAATCCACCATCGTGGCTTGCAACAGTCCAATGATGGCTTTGTTTATGTCATATCCAGTAACCGTCTTGAATTTACCAGACAGCGTTGCGGCCTGAACGATGGCCCCGCCACCGCAGCAACAATCTACGAAATTAGTACCAGACGGCAGTGCGGCGACAATTCGCTCCGCAATCGTGTTTTTTGAACCCTTGTATGGCAGTCCATATACCATAGTCATTCTCCTATAAAAAACCCTCCCAGAATGTAGTAATTCGGAGAGGGCTTGACTAGGTATTAGGGAGTGAGTTATCTTGGTTTGCCTATTCCGTCAAGGAAAGACCTGTCAATCCAAGAACCAGTCATCGCACGATGGATGTAGTTCTCGGCTTTCTGCAAGTCCACCTCGACAGTTTCGGGGCCGCCTTTGAGACCGCTGCGGAGCAGATACTTCAACGCCTGAGCGATATTGTATCTCTGTTTCGGAGTGAGGCTACGCTTCGGATTTTCAATGACTTCTTCCAGAATGTCAATGACTTCCGTCTTGCCTCCCTTGTAGTGGTCTGGGTCGCACAGGTCTTGAACACTGGGCTTTGGTGCTGGATTGGGTTTAGCGTTTTTCATAGTGTTATAACCAAGTTAGGGACAGACTTAAAACCGCCGCTGCGAGCCAGTAAACGGACATACGCAGGTCACACATCACGATGTACGGCACTGCTGATGCGACATCCAAGATGATAAGTATTGTTGGGAAAATCTTTTCTTTTGGCATCAAACCTCCGTGATGATTGTGAGTTCACAACGACCGCCGAGTCTGGCGAGTTCACCCATTAGCTGAGTGAGGGCAGCCTTGCTTTCGGTCAGTTTCAGAGTCGTGAGATTGGCTCCATTCCCAATGAGAACGCAACCGTTCGTATCCTTGACGGTGTTGCCTTCGTGGATACGAAAACCCCTTGCAGCAATTATATGCTCGTTCCAGATGTGAGGACGAGGTGAGAGGAACTCTGGTGAGTAATTCACTTCTACCTGATAGACCCCATCTGGAAGAAGGTTCGTTGCATTCTCCAGCGTGAAATATGTACCGATATTCAAACCTGTGAGTGTGCCCATAGCGACGGCACTGGTCTTTTTTACTCGTCTAAGTGTTATCATTTTAACCTACCTTGATGATGGTTTCAGTTTCTTCAACTGGTATGTTGTACTTCACGCATTCTGGAAGAATGAACTCTTGGAACAATTCCTGACTTCGGAACCCGTTGAGTTCGCACTTCTCCAGAACTACGTAATCCTTTGAACGGAGTCTGTTGCTGCGTTCGTCTAACTCTAGCAAACGAGACTTCATATACTCAACGGAAGCAGTGAGTCCATAGCTTGTGATGAGTGATGTGTTGTCTCGACTTGCTTCGAGTTTCAATTTTTCAAACCAGTTCTGGATTGTTGAACTGGCGTAGTTGAGCTGTTCAGGTTTTACATCTGGGTCGAGTCTAATCAAGTCAATTCTCGTGCCTTGCGGAGTCTCCATACAGAAGCCGTCAAAGTTCAATCTAGGATTAAACAACGAGCGGAGTATGGGGTTTTTCAAGGCCCCGAGTACTACCGACTGAGGTCTGATAGGGATATTATAAGTTCGCTCGTCCTTTGCGATATAATCAAGGAGCGAGTGAGCCATTTCTTGTTGAACGAGCAAAGCCTGACCGTTGTAGATGTTTCCGAACAGTTTGTTCAGGTAGTCCTGATTCTTTGTGAACTTGTTCATAATCAAGTGCAGAAGGTTAGAACAATGGAAGTTCTGAATTCTACGCTTGATACCAGAGTCGTCAAAGTAGATGTACCTATTGGAACTAATCACAAAGTTCTGATATGTTTCAGCAACGATTGGGTCTACACCCTTGCCTTCGTACTGGAAATTGTCTCGACCAGTCATAGATTTAATTAGTGCCTGCAACTGCTTACCGTTGTCAGAGTCCTCGTATTCGCTGATAGACACCAGACGCTTTCCGAGAAGACTGATTGTGAAGCGGAGCTGCTGAGTGGAGAACGCAGTAAACGAGTCTCCAAACATACGATGCAGAAGACTGATGAACTTAGACTTACCGTTGCCTCCAGCGTCGAAGTCGTTCAGGTATAGAACATAACCAGTGGCACTATTAGGAACACGAACCATAAAATGCACAAGGTTGTATAAGGCAACCCAGTCTTCACCTGTTCCACCAGCCACGAGAAACATAAGGAACATAGCCCTGCGAAGCGAGATGTCATTTATAAACTCCTGATTAACAGTGGTCATCTGGGAACAGATATTTCTATACATCTGTCCGTTACGAGTGAAGAAACCGTGAGGTTCGTCCTTTGCGAAACTGGAAATGATTTTAATCCTTCGCAAGTTCGGGGCCATCTTCGTGAAGACTCCATCATACGGCCCATCATACGGCTGTTTGCGAAGCTCTTTGAGTCCGTTGAACTCCTCGCTTGTACCGTTTGTGGTAACTCGTGTAATCAAAAGTCTTGCGGCAATGATGTCATCGTCAGCTTTGAGACCTTCAAGTGGCATAGTTTCGGCAGAGCAGTTCCGCATCTTGGGAATGAGTCTAAAATCCCCATCTCTGTTTCGGTAGATGTTCTGCATGATGAAGTCCACTTGTTCGTCGTTGAAGTAGAGCGGTGTCAGGGCCATAGCGTCCTTACCACGGAACGCTTCGAGAATTTCTTGGTCGCTCGGTTCCATATCCAAGTACACAGAGAGGATTTCTCGCTGCTGGGCGTTCTTACTTACGGCAATCATCGTCTCAATGATTTTGATATAGTTTTCACTTGGGGTCATCTTATCGAAGTCGATGACGTTCATTACGACTGTCTGCGACTTCTTCGGGAACTGACCCAGAATATTTAACACTTTTTGAAATTTACTCACGGTAGTTTCTCCAGTTTGTAAAGATAACCAAACTCACGACTACCAGTCTTCGTCAAGTACACACCGTCTTTAACGCTCACTGGTTTACGGAAGCGAAGTCCGTTTTCGGTCACAATAAGGGTCTTGGTTGTTATGGTGATTTTGAGGTGATAGGAGTCCTTACCGTACACAATCTGCTTCACACAGAAGTTTTCATATTCGGGTTCAACACTCACGTGCGTCATTAGTGTACCTCAGTCCAAGGGTATAACAATTTGGAGAGTTCGGAAAGAGACTTTGGTGTCTTGATACCTTTTGCACGACGAGTCTTCGTGTCGCCCAAGAATGTGGTAATCAAATCCTTTCGACCCCAGAGCCAGAAGTTTTCGTCCAAGTCTCTCTGATACTGGGTATAGTCAATTTTGTCCTTGTACTTCTCCAAGTCCTTAATATCAAATGCGAACACACCATATCGACTTTTAATACTTCCGTTACGAGTATCCATTAGCGTGTTAGAGAACTGGATTGTTCCAGCTTCGGGGACATCACGAGTAGTCCACAGGAAGTAGTAGTTCTTGTGTTCAAAAGGCCTTCCGTCAAACGCCGCATACTTACTAGACGCAGCCTTGTGCCACTTGTAGATGAAATCAGTCCATTCGTAACGGTTCCAATCCAAGTCTAGTGTAGGCTTGACCAGATTCCTGAACAATTCATACACCACTGCCTTTTCGTGGTTCTTGTTGATAGCATCGGAGTAATCCAGTCCACGTCCGTCCAGAAGGTTGCCGTCCTTATCGTAGATACCATAGTTGTTCACATCACGGAAGTATGCCTTTTCAATAAACTCCTCTTCAAGGAGCATATCATACTTGTGGAGCATCTGTTCGCACTTGATACGCAAAACCTTTGCGTTTTCTTCCCCACGGACGAACACTGAGTCGGTGTTAATTTCAATCACATCTTCCCAGTTTGGACAGGCAAGAGCAAATTCCAGAATACTCAACTGGCAAATGTAGCACATAGCTTCACCAACGGCAGGGTCATAGGCAACAGAGTCTCCACTACGGATTCGGAAACCACCGCTGAGGGAGTTCAACACCATAACCTTATAACCAAGGTCAAGGTCTGCGTGATATTCGGGAGTTCCCTTCTTGGCCTTGATTGCGAAACGCTTCTGCATCATTTCACGCCAGCGTTCAAGGGCCATCGGTGTCTTCAACAGATTCCAGTGACTGATTGCACGAGGGTATTGCGAGGCAACATCAAAGCAGAACAGGTCTGTATGTTCCCCTTCACGGATAAAGTGACACCCGCCCTTTCCAAGTTGGACTCCACGATACACACAACGTTCGGCAAGAGCGTTCTTTTCCTTTTCAGTGACGGCTACCGTCCGTGCGAGAAGTCTTATTATATCCTTCACTTCATCGGGGACATCGAAGTCGTCAAGATTGAAAAGTTGGAGAGGGTCAGTCGTCTTCGGAGGGATTGGGACGTTGGACTGATAGATTATACCTGCTGCGACAGCCTGTGCAGTGCGGTCGAACTTATATACGAGAGAGTTGGGCCATTCTTGTTCAAGGATTGCTTTTCGTGCAGGCAGTGTGTGATATTTGGTTTTCTGTTCGCCACTACCGAATCGCCAATATACCTGAGCGGTGGCCCACACATCGTGGAAGCAGTATTGGATAACTTCATCTTCTTGTTCTGGGGTGAGGTCTGCACTTGGTGGATACGGAAGTTCCTTGATTGGAAGGTTCAGATACATTTCCCACTGCTTCAACGACTTGCCGAGAAGACAGTTGTTGAGCAAGTCGAAATGTTTGGCTGACCAAGCCTTGACCCAGAAGAAGTTGCGTGTCATCGGATTCCTGTTGTCATCATAGCTGATAAGTAATTCGGCATCGGAATGAATGTACTGACTAGATGTGCAACAGAGTCGCTTGATATCGGACTTCATCTTCGCCAGAATAGGCAAGTCAAATCGGGAACCGTTGTAACTGATAATGTAATCGGCATCGGCAAAATAGTCGTTGATTTTGTTCATAGCTAACTGGTCGACAGTGCCTCTTTCGTCAGAACGGACGAGCTTTCGTGACAGTTCCTGATGTGTTTGTGAATCATAAGTGATTGCACAGAAGCAGAATAATTTACGATAAGTTTCAATATCGAAGAATGTGAGTTTCATAATACTCCGTGTTAAGTGTTTGATGAATAGAAATTTCCTATTCTACCCATATAGTAGAGAATAGGGGTTTGAAAAATCTACATTCATCGTTAAAATATCATCGTAATATATAGACGTTATAAATGCGATTTAATGGCTTTTTCGGTTCAATTATAGGATAGCATCGGGGCAAAAGAAAAGCGGCTTTTTATAGCCGCTTCTGTTGGTATATTGGGTTATCGCAAATCCATTCTAATGTCGTATAATTGTAATTTATGCAATGACGAACTGCCGATTTCCACAAGTAATGAATTACCAGAACCGATATTTCGCCACTCTATCGTCTTGTCGTTCTGACCTGATTCACCAAGTGTTCGATACCTACGCTGAGAGAACGAAAGACCTCTGTTTACTGAGATTGCACAGTAGATAGTCTTGTCATCGAGTTTAGTATCGAGTCCTGACGGCCGTTCGGTTCTACCAGTGTCAGCTACAAGTTCCAGTTTGCGGACAATTACTCGCTTATTGAACTGACGGAATCCTTCCCGAATACTTCGATGGATTCTGCACCCACCACTGAGTCTGGAGTTGGAATCAAACTGTATTATGGACGCATCGTCTGCCACGGCGAAGTCCTTTATGACGGAGCCGACCACTCTGTAAGCCGCACCGCTCGGGGTCTCCCATCGCCACCAACGTCCACCTCCGAAGACAAAACCGTCCTCGTTCTCTTGTTTTACAAATAGATAGGTTTCCCCATATTGGCACAGTTTCTGGAACGACTTTACTTCGCCAAGCCTCCGCTCAATTTCCTTGTTGGAAACTTTAGAGAAATTCGGTGAGAAGCATCCGATGAAGTTCTGTTTCATAGAGTCTATACCTAAGAAGAACAATGCTCCTTCGATGATGGTCGGCAGTGTACCACCGAAGTGTAGTACCTGCTGAGTATTTGACTGAATAGGTGCGTCCTCATTTCCAGTGCGTCCCCAAATTTCTATGGTGTGTTCGTTGAAGAAGTACAACTGTCCATTATATGCACAAATGTTCAGTAACTTGTCACTGTTTGCGGAAGACGAGTACCAGTTGGGCCATAGTTCGTAACCGCCAGTGTCTTCGTTAGCTTCCAGATAGGACACACCTCGGTTCACATCTCGCCAATAGTACATCGGGTCAGTTCTAGTGAGCCACACTGTATTCTTTGAAAGCTGAGTGGCGACAAGTCTGTTGTCAAACCAGTCAATCATATCCACAGCCATAGTCTTGAACTCGGCTGCAAGTGCAACGCCAGACTGACTGTTCCGCCTCTCGCCAAACACAAGAGAGTTGAAGTCTGGCTGCGGGTCTTCACTAGTCCAGAACACCAAGACTCCGTTTTCCTTTTCTTCCGTACTGGAGATATTGGGTGGGCAGATAACATTCACGTTGAACTGACGATAGGTCAAGTCTGCTATTCCCTCGTAGGTTGCCCAAGCATAAATCAACTTGCCATCACAGGCGAATACTTCCGAAGGTTTCAGACTGCTTTCGCAGAACGAAACTTTGTGAGTATCATTGATGAAATGAAAGTCTTCGAGCTTACCGTCCACCAGCATTTTCATAATCTGCGGTTCGCCCACACTTCCAGTTATGTCGTCATACTGGTATCGGTACAGCGAGGGGCCGTAGGCTATGTAGATGTTGTTGTGCGAGTCCACGAATGTCCCACGCACATTGAACTTCAACCCAGTAGGTGGGTTCACAACGAGTTTGTCCCCGACTCTATCTATGCAAGTCGGGCCAAGCGGAATCATATTCAGGTAATCGCTCACTGCGAGTCCGTCGTGGAACTCGCTTATTCCCTTAAAGTCTGCCATTGCCGTAACCTCCACCGTACATATTGCCCCTGCTATATCCACGTTGCAGGTAGTCGGCAATCTTGCGAGGGATATTCTGGGCATGATGCCGTTTCGAGATGTTCTTGATGATGGCTTGATAGGACTCCTCGACAAGTTTTGACATAGAAGGTGCGGTGTCGAGACCGTACTCTATCGCAAGACGGTAGGCGAGTTTAGCTATCAAGAATGAACGGAACTTCTCTGGAGCGATTATCGTCCCTTCCCAAGGTCTCGGGTTGTCGAAGGTGTTTACAATCTTCAACGGAATAGGGAGTACGAGAAGTAGTGGTTCGCTTCCATAACTTCTGTTCAGCCTAATCAACATACGGTCTGGAAGGTCTTCGACTCCATAGACAAGTTGCGAATTTCTGAACTCAGCAGACACCATTTCGGCAGCATGGAGATACTGGAGCTCGGCACCATCACAAGCCCGAAATACACCTTCAACCCGCATAGGCGAGAAAGGAATGTTATACCTCTTGTCAAGAAGTTCGTCGTCCTCGTTTCCAGAACTTACCTGTGTTGCCATCTTGATAAGTTTGTAGTCGGAAGTCCAGCAATAAATATCACGCTCATTTCCAAACTGGTCACAGGGCCACTTGGTAGTCTTCGGGTCTTGTGTAGGAGTGAACGGCTCGATATATCCGTGATTAATCAGTGTTCCTCTGATTTTCGGACAATACCACTTCGTGTCAGACCCTATCAAGATACTCTGTCTCTCGTTGAGTGTTCTGTAATCTTCGGAAACCTGACCCATAATGAAGATGTCCGAATCAGTCGGTGGCGTGATAAGACTCACACTTCTGTTCTGTGGTGTAACTGGATAGACAATCTCGGTGATGTCGAGTGTCCTGTCACAGTTCATCATTGGGATAATTTCGTGACGTAGAATATCTGAGCCACGAGCCTGAATGTCTTCTGGCACTTCGTCAGGGTTGAATGAAGATGCTACGCCGCAGTTCATAGCGGCCCTATTGACTATATCCATTACCTGCATATTTTGGTCTCCCGAAGGTTGGGCGTTTTAAGTTGTTGTCTTGTTCAGACGCTCTGTGTTGGGTAGAATAGCTAGGAAGTTTCTGCAACCAAGTCAAACCCTGTACAACGGAATCGACGATATCTTCGTGCTTTCCGTGTGGGAACTGGGTGAACTGGTTCTGGATTTCTCCCCAGACAAGTCCGTGGGTAGAAAAACTTACATCGCCAGCGTCGAATAGATACTTCACTACAATTGCTCGTTCCACCTTGTCCTTGGTCGGATTGGATTCCAAGATACCGCTCATTTCCCTACGGAGTATCTGGATTGCTGCAAGACCATTCGACTTGTTCTCAATGAGCACAGGAACCTGTTGACCCCATCTACTCCTGATTTCCCTAATCCGCTTCAGAAGTAGTGTGATGTCGGCGTGGAAGTTCAGCACTTCAAGAACGAAATACTTGTTCGTAGCCATCACTCGACCACAGACCGAGATAGCGTTGCAGTCATTACCAACTTCACCCTTGCCAGCGGCATCTACACTGATTACAAGTCGCATAGCCGTAGTCGCAGGTCTGGTGAGACTGAACCGAATCTGGTCTTTCTTGAACATCTTGCCAACGTCGTCAAGCGGGACTTGGAGATACTGGGCGTTGTAAGTGAAGGGGTCGGATTTGTACTTGTTGATTTCCGATACTGGGAGTCTTTCAGGACAGAGACTCTCACCATCGTCACCAATAGCTGGGAACTTGTACTGAATCCATTTCTCCTCTGTATCGGCAAGTAGACACCCAGTCAGGTCTTGACTTGCGACACGCTGCTGGATAACAAGGATAGGAACCGAGGGTAAGTCGATACGGTTTCTGATTGTAGACTTGAACACTTGCCATCTTCTAGCGAGGACAAGGGCACTTATTCGGTCTTGTGGCTTGTTGGGGTCATCAAGTACCAGAAGTGTTCGGCAACCAGAACCAGTCACATTTGAATTGGTTCCACGAGCGAGAATCATACCGCCAGCCCTGTTAGTCCATTCCTTCTTGCCGTTGGCCTGTGTAAGAGGTTTTAGTTCTGGTACATCGAAATACTTACTAATCCATACCAGAATTTCCTTGATTTCACGGTTCTTTCTAGCCACGAGTGCTTCATCGTAAGAGCAGTAGATAATCGTGGAACTCGGGTCATTCAGGAACAGCCAGCAAATATACAGCTTCGTCAGGTCTGTCTTTCCGATTCGAGGCGGTGCATTGATTATCACACGCTGGAGTTTCGGCAAGTCAAGAAGGATACCCGCAAGCTCCTTGTGGAACTTGTACCATCTAAATTCTCTCTTGTAAACTCGTAAAAAGATGAACCCTACGAAAAACATAAAGTTCGTCTTGCACAAGTTAAATTCTATATCCTTCTGGGTCATTATCTAAAAGGTCTCTGTAATATGGTTCTCTGACTTACGGCGTTTTCTTGGTCTGAATCAGAAGATGTCAGTATAAAGGTCACGAGTTGTGAAGACAGTAAAATGTTGTTTTGCTCATCTTGGAAGTCATACCAACCAGTGAACACCTTGTCGTCTTCAATGTTTCTTGCACATCGCTTGCCGTTTGAACCATACAAATGTAAGTGCGGTTTTTTGCCCTCATAGGTGTCAGCTGCCGTATAGTTCTCGCAGTCCATTCTGACGTGTGCAGTAGTTCCAGAAGCCACTGGGACTACGATTTTCAGGTCATTCGTCGGCCCACTGTGGGTATATCCGAACACTGAGTTTGTTGCCGAATTAATAACACCAATATCCAAGTGTACATCGAGAGTGGTTGCTGTGGCCTCCCAAACACCGTCATCTCTACTCATAGTAACCCAGTCCACCCAGCTCCTTTCCAAGAGTCTTACTGCACCACGAACAAGTTGTATGCAAACACGGCTATTTCCTGCTGGAATGCAGAACTGTTCAGCGATGAAGTCTGGCTGCTCACTATTTACCACTGCTACCCAGATAGGAACGGAGGCGTTAGAAAACTCCATTCGCACTGCATCGGTGGACTGTGGACTGACCAAGATTTTGTGCAATTCAGTCTGGCTCGTGTTGTCAACGCAATCCACATTTACCAGTGTACAACCCATAGGAATTTCTGGATATTGACCAGCGGATTCGGACAAAGTTATACTAGCAGTCCCGTTACGAACAATATGTTCGTCCACTGGCTTTGCATAATTGTTGGCGATAATCAACTCCATCGTGCCAGCGTTTTGTAGGAATCCAAGTTCAACACCGTTGGTCGTCGTCAGCCGAATTGTTCCGAGAAAAGAGTCTAGCCGTCGAAGTGTCACCCGCCTAGTGAGCTTTACTGCTGATGTGTCTACCTTTACATTCAAAGTCTTGTTAGAAATACCGACGGACTGAATCTGTTCAATGTCTATCACGTCTGTACTTCCATCGGTTATAGTCAGTTTGTCACTACTATCGACAACGACTCCTTGGTACCCACTTACGAACTGGTACGACTCTGTGCATTGGAACTTAGCCACACCACCCTCTGTGCTTGAAGCAGGAGCGTTGGGGTAGGTTTCCGTAACGGTGACACTTCTATTGCCGTCAAGTCCACCGAAAGGAACGTTGTCCCCGATATTGTAAAGGACGACTCTGTTATTAGAGGAGTTCGTAATCACAACATTTCTACCGAATCTGGAACTTTCACCGTCTTCTGCAAGTGTGGGTTGCAAGAGAAGTTTGAACACGACCCCAGACTCGAGTGCGGTGTTGTCTTTGGGTTTCAGTATAAGAACCTTTGTTTGCAACCCTATCTGAACTGTGTAAGTCTTGGTAGGACTCTTGAAGTCAATCAATTCAATCTGCTGGTCGTCAGTCCATTTTGTGAACGATGGTACATTTGCCAAGTCATCAAGAGATAGCTGGCTATTGGGTTCCTGATTGGCAGAGAACAGCTTCTTATAATACTTGTCGCCGACTTTCACAAGTGTAGCGGGGGCATCACCAGACTCCGCTTCCCGACCGTACAGTATACCGTCAAAGATTACGATTTCACTTTCGCTTGTGACAGTCCAGCTTGTAGATGAACCGTCGCCGAGTGTTGCCGTAACAATAGCGTCCTCGCCTACAAACACTCCGTCGTTGTAAGGAGTACCATCGGTTCTGCAAACGAACCCTCTTGCGTTCGTCCTAATCTCATAGCCAATTTCATCACCAGTGGCGAGTTTGAAAACCACGGGTGTGGTAGAAGAACTCAACTGCTTGGCAGTGACCGTCGCATTGAAGAACGGAAGTCTGTGTGTTGCGTGAATGGAGATATTCATTTCTCATCTACTCCTTTGGGAGGAACATAGTCGTAAGTGAAAGGTTCCACGCCCATAATCATACTGGAACCCCAAGGTAATGCGTTGTCTGTTGCCCTGAGCATCAGAGGGGCTACACCCTTTCGCAGTACCTGACTACCGAATCCAGATTTCGATTTAGTCTTCAAGTCTGCCTCGGTAACAAGATTCATATTTGTACGTTTCTTATACTCCTCCATAGATTTGTCGTAAGCCTTCTTCTGAGATTTCGGAAGCGGCTTGGGTGAACCAGTGCTCATATCGACAGCTTCTGAGCCTTCTTTGAGCCACTTGCGGAGTGCCTTATTTCTCATATTCTTTTCCTGACCCAACAGAGTGTTCCCACGCCACTGGGATAGGAGTTGTGCGTGTTCCGACATAGGTATGACTTTACTTCCACCAGTAAAGATTTTGGATTCAGGGGAACCCTTGACTTGGGCTTTCTTCAACAGTTCTTTTAGTCCGTAGGCATCTTGACCCATCGAGTTGAACCAAGACTTCAACCGCGGGTTGTTCCTTGCGTATTTAGACATAAACTCATCAGAAGGAGTAATATAGGCCATTGGAATATCGCCGAAGTTAGTAGACCATACAGCCTTGTTGGCATTCACGCCCTTACCTCGTTTAACTTCAAAGCTACCATTAGGTGAGTCTAGCACCTGTTTACCTCTAAATCCACCTTCAGGCAAATCCATCATTAACGGCAGGTCAGCCCTGTTCGGTGGGACATCGGTCGGGTCTGGGAGTAACTTCAACTCGAATTGGGTATTAGGATGTTTCTTCTCGAACTTCTTAAAAGCCTGACTCAGGAACGGTTGCATCGCCTTTTCGGTAGAACCTCTCGATTTCGAGAGTGCTATACTCTGATTGATGTGCTTCGGTGTCACACCCCTCGGGTTTTCAGGCCACATCATGTCTTTCAGTGCACCTCGCCCTCGCACCTTGTTTAGAGCGGAGAGAGGGCCAGACAACACTCCGAGTGCAGTTTCAATACCTGCGTCGGTGGCATCAATCGGTTGGTCTATGTAACCGTGACCAGTCGCCTCGGCGAGACCAGTATTAACAAGTCTTTGGGTAGCATAGTTGCCGAGCCCACCAAGACCACCACCGATTACCGCTCCGACTAGAGGTTTGGTCATAAGTCTCGCTCCTCTTGTGGCCCCGAGCCAAGGAAGTGCAACAGACCCCACGGTGAGTCCCAAATCACCAGCACCTCTGACTATGTGTTCGACAGGTTTGGTCTTAAAATCAAGTTCTGGGTCTTCCAACACTGCATTGGAAACAGGGAAAAGCATATTCTTGACGAAACTAGATACTCCGTTAGGAATTTCATAGTTGTTCTTAGCAT